CAGTTTGAGCCGGTATGTTGTGCCCAACGCGATATGGCCCTCGCTTGCAACAAAAAAAGCCCCGATATAGACGTCGCCGTAACCGCCCGGATATTTCTCCTCCCAGTATGCAGGATTGAACGTGTAGTCGATCAGGAAGTGCCAGTCTTCCGGCGGAACGCCGCTGTCGAGCTCCGGTATGCAACGCGGCAATGGATTCAGCTCGTCATTTCCGAACTCCTGAAAGCTCATTACGATCTCCGGATCCGTATGCACCCCGTACCTTCCGAGCGCGGGGTTGTACGGACAGGAATTCAACGGCTGCAATGCCTTGAACTGTGCGAGATACAGCAATTCGGGACGAGGGTTCGATTCGAAGCCGATCACTTTTGGACTGCCCCAATTCTGCCCCTGGAACTGGACGACGACGCGATCCCCCACGAGGAAGACGGAGGCATTGAAGAACATGTATTCGATCGGCACGTTCGAAAGCGTCGGGGATTGGTTTATGGAAAGTCCCTGGGCGACGCTCCTGGCGGCATCCAGTACAATGTTGCAGGTATTCCCTTCGTAATCGATCGACGCGATCGTTCCGATGCGATAGGTGGGTTTCCATTTCTGCCATCCGGGAAGCATGGCCCAGTTCCAGCTTGCCGCGGAATCTGGGGTGCCGTAAACCGGCTGCAGCTTCCCCATGGCCGCCGTGTGGGGCTTCCCGCCGGGAACGATCAGGATCCGATCGTCCTCTCCGTCAATTTCGATCGTTCCAACCTCTTGGCCGACGACCAGGTCGATCTTGTAGTCGACGCACCAGGCGCCCGCATGCCTCACCTTTTCGGGGATCGACTGAAGCCTGGTCTTCTCTTTTTCCAGGGAAGTCTTTTCAAGACGCAGTTTCGAAACGGTCGATATCGCCGCCGCATGGGCGCCCATGGCATCGATATAGGCCTTCTGGATCTTCTGCAGCTCGTCGGCCGTCACCGTGGGCGGATCGGCGTTGTATCCGGCGACGGCATCCGTCAAAGCCGTTTTCGCCGCCTGCAGCGCGGCCAGTTTCGCGGCTTCGTCGGTCTCGGCGGTCGAAATCGAGATTTGCAGCGCCGCAAGCCGGGCCGTCAGCAAGGCAATCCTCTTATCGATCCGGGTCACGTCCCGGATGGCGTCGAGATCGTATTGCCCCGCCCCTGGCCCCACGGAGACGATTCGGCCCTTTCCCATCGTTCAAGCCTCGACTACCTCCATGTAACAGAACGCAGTGTTGATCGTGTAGACGATCTCGCCCACCACGATCTGCTCGGAACCGTAGACGGCGGTATCCCCCGGCCGGAGGAACATGTCGATCCGGCACCGGTAGCGCCTCTTGCCGCTTTCGTACAAGGCGCGATACGAGACGCCCGAGAGGGGCCACACTTTGGGGGACTGGCCTGCCTCTTCCGCCCTGTGGCCGGAGATCGTTGCCGAATCGTTCCGCGCGCCAGTATCGGTGCGGAGGCTCTCGAAATCCGCCGTTGCGACAACTTCCAGGGCCTCGGTTCCGTCCTGGAACCTGTACCCTCCCTTGATGACGATCACCCCTTCGGAACGGGCGGAGATTTCGGCCTCGAAGCTCGATCCCTTCGGAACGACAACGGAGAGGTAGGAGGGACCTTCCTTCTTCATCCGCGCCTGCCAGGACTCCATGGGCAGCTCGATGACGTTTTCGTATTCGCCGGTCGTTTCGTTCACGTCGGCCAGGTAGCAGCGGTAGACGATCTGGGCCGCCGGCATCTTCCTTGCCGGGATGGACCAGACATAGGTTGGGTTATTCGGGCCGATTTCGAGTGCCGCGGCAGGGACCGTGACCGCAATCGGCGGGAAATTGGCGAACGGCTTCGGCGCCGATATCTTCAGCCCGGCGAGCGGGATATCGAAAAAGGACCTGGGCAGGCAGGAAGGCGCATAGGTCCCGATCTTGATGCCCGGGATGGAAGAAACGGTCAACTCTCCATATGCCTCCCAGGTTACGACAAGCTCCGGGATATCGGTTTCGTTGCTTTCGGACGCTGGAGTTCTGTATTTCCCGGCGACGCTTCCGTCGTCCTCGATCAGGAGCGTGATGTTGTTTCCGGACGCCCAGCCCGGGCGGTCGATGACTTCCTGCAGGATATCCTTCAGCTCGACGCTCTCGTGCCAGCTTCCGTTGGGCCACGCCTCCTGGATGTCCCAGTCGAGGCCCGTAGTCCTTGAAAGCGCGAAATATTCGTCAGGGGTCGTCGGGGCGACTGCATTGTCGGCGGCATTGAAATAAATCTTGGCGAGAACAGGCACGCCCGATTGAGGGCCGTAGGTTTGATTGAGCCGGATCTTGCAGCTCGTGACAATCGATCCCGGCGGGATCGGTACGCTCTCGAAGAAGATGAAGCAATGATTCCAGCCGCCGTCGTTTCCGAAATACAGGGCAAGGTCGTAGAGGATTTCGCCGTATCCCTGGTAAACGCTGCCGTCCAAGGATGGATAGAACGTCTCGCTTCCCATGACAAGGCCCCTCTCCGGCTAATCGCTCTTCTCGATCTTGCATATCCCGCCGGCATTCCAGATCGTCTTGAACTTGATCCCGACGATCTCCATATCGCCCGGCGTGTCGTCGTAGAGGATGCATCCGATGAGGGGATCGACGATCCCGTTTCGCGTGACGTTCGCGTAGAGGATCCCGAAGCGGAAGGTCGCCGTCAGTTCCGCCCATTCGACGTCCGCAGCATCGAAGACCTGGAGGACCGGGGAATCCGTGAGCGTGAACGTCTTGCCTGTCAGGGTTTCGCCACCCGTCGTATAGCCGTTGTCGGGGCTGTCGATCTGCTCGACCTCGCAGGAGGGGCTCCCCAGGACGTCGGCCAGGACATCATGCTCGACGCTGAAGGAATAAAGGTTCGTGACCAGAGCGAGCTTGATCGTATCGTCCTTCAGGTTGATCGTCCCGTCCTGCTGATACTTCAGGAAACTGTTATAGAGCGTCAAAATTGTCGACATGGCTTCACCTCGCGGCTATTCGTCGATTCGTTCCTTGATCATGAAAACCATCTTCAGCGTCCCGTCCTTCACCGAAAACGATTCGGGGACGCAGAGGAAAGCCCCCTCGGTCAGGCACAGGCTCACCTCTCCATAGGTTTGGACGATATGTTCGGCCCGGGCGACTGTCTCCTCGCTTGCCTCCGGGACCTCGATCTCGATATCGCGGTCCGCGACGGCGTATCCCGTGTCGTAATAGGAGCAGGAACCGTCCAGGGTGGCCGTCCTCGACACTCGCCGGTTCCCCTTCCGCGAATTTTGAACGGACGATCCATCGGGCTTGGCAATGAGGAGATCGCCTGCGATATCGAATACGGTTGCCGCTATTCCCACGGAGGGAGCCATAAGAACCCCTTATCCGATTCCCAGGAGGAAGGCCCCGGCATCCTCGTTCACGCGCACCTGGATCGCCCCCAAGATCTCCCACATGAACGCTTCCAGGTGCGGCTGCAGGCCGTCGCCCTTGACGCTGATCATCGCCTGGCCGCTTTCGAGGGCCTTCGCGCGGGCATCCATCAGGCGGATCTGGGCTTCGGTGAGTTTCGTCTGGGAGACCAGGGCCTCGTCGCGCCGGCGGTTTTCTGCCTCGATCTGCCGCTCCAGGAAGTACGAGCCCGATCTCCCGCTCGTCAGGATCTCCGCATAGCTTCCGATGATCGAGGTCATCGTGGATCCCGTCGAGGAGATGGTGCTGTCGATCGATTTGAACATCGCCTCCAGCTTCTTCGTCGATGCCTCCACCTCGGCGATATCGACCCTTGCGGTCCACTCCACGGCCTTCTGGACCGTCTCCGCCTGGGCCTTGATCCGGGCCTCATCCAGTTTCGCCCGGATCTCGACCTCCTTGGGAAGCGCCGACTCTACCTTCTTCTTCGTCGCGTCGATGGAGGCCTCGTCGGCCTTGACGACGGCCTGCGTCAGGCGCTGCGCCCCATCCGGGAACTTCTCGACGATCATCCCGTGGGCCTTCTCGATGGAACCCGGATCCGCCGTGACGGATACGCCGACCTCCTTCTTTTCCGGCACGGCCGCGATATCGCCGGTCAGGGCCTTGATCTTCCGCGTCACGTCTTCGATCGTGTCGCCGGCGCCGATGAGAACTCCCTGCTGATCGCCCATCTTCCCGGTCATGCCGAGGATCGCCGTTTCCGTGTCCCTCGAGGCCTCGGCGAGTCCCTGATGCTTTCTCACCGCCTCCTCGAACTTGCGGTTGACCTCCTCCATCTCCTCCTTTGTCCGGCCCTGGGCGCCGAAGAAGGTCCCGTTCACATCGATCAGCTCCAGGAGCGATTGCGCCGCCTCGCCCACTACCGGGATCTGGTTCAGAAGGGATCCGGTCAGGACGCCGACACCGCCGGCAAGCCCTATCGCCCCGGCCGTGCTCAGGCTGCCTGTCAAGGTCGCCAGACCGGGGATGATCTCGACAAGCTTCAGTCCGAGTTTCCCCATGTCGACGACGAGCTGGCCGACGCCCTTCAGGGCAAGGAGGCTCAGGGCGCCCGTCAGGATCCCCGAATACTCGGCCAGGATGTTGATGGACTTCGCGACTCCCATCACCCTGCCGATGAGGTCCGCGGAACTCTCGTCGAGCTCGTCGAACCGGTCGATCCCCTCCCCCACCAGCTTGAAGAGCGGCTTCATTCCCTCGATGACGCCCCTGGTCATGTTCGTCAGGGCGGCCAGGCCGTCCACGATGCGCTGGATCGCCTTGTGTAGGCCTTCCGGCGTCGTGAGGTCGATCTCGCCGAAGATCGCCTCGAAGGCCTCCTTCACCGTATCGCCCAGGCCTTCCAGGGATCGGATCAGCTTCGTGACGTCGACGTCGGCCATGGCCTCGGGAAGGTTCTGGGCGATCTTCCGCAGCATGACGGCGATCTCGCCGCCCTTGGCGTTCAGGAACGAGAAGACCGGATCGAAGGATCCGGCGTCGATCCCGATCCGGATCCCCTTGAAGACGTCGACGAGGCCGCCGGCGATGTCTCCATAGGTCCCCATGAACCTGTCGCCGATCTTGATGAGCGTGATGTCGACGTTGTTCTTGATCTTCGTATTCATGTCGCCGAACTGGTCGACCATCTTCTGGGACGCGGTATCGAGCGTCCCCGTTGCCTTGGCCATGTCGACGAGCATGTTCTTGAACTTCCCGCCCGAATCGGAAGCCAGGACCACGGCGGCATTGAGGCCCCGGATGGAGCCGAACAGGGTCCCCATCTCCTCGGCATTGCCTTTCGTAGCCCGCCAGGCGTCCCAGAGGACGTTCTCCAGGCCCTTTGCGGCCAGGGCCTGGGCGTTGAACTCGATCCCCAGCTTCCCGGCGAGCTTCGCCGCCTCGGAAGAGGGATTGATGATGTTCTGGAGGACGTTCTTGATGCCGATGATCGCCTGCTCCGTCGGCATGCCGGTGGACGTCAGGGCGGCGATCGCGGCGGAAAGCGTCTCGATGGGGACCTTCCCCATGGCCGCGATGCCTGTCACGTTCGAGAGGGTCCCGGCCAGTTCCGGAAGCGTCGTGAGGCCCTTGCGGACGGTCTGCATGAAGACGTCGGCGTACCGTCCGGCCTCTTCCGTCTGCGCGCCATAGGCGTTCATCGTCCCGGCGAGGAGCACCGTGGTCGAGGCGAGATCGGTCCTGCCTGCCTGGGAGAGCTTTTCCGATGTGCGGAGGGAGTCCAGTGCGGCCCGGTAGTCGATCCCCGCGGAGATCGCCTTGTAGAGGGCCTGGTTGACGTCGCCGATCGATCGATCGGAGTCGGCGGCATAATCCAGGACGTCGCCGCGGAATTTCGCGATGTCCCCGGCCGAGGCGTCGACGAGCGTCGAGATCTCCTTGAAGGAGTCGCCGAACTCGCCCGCCTTCTTCACGGCGATGGCGATCGCACCCACGGCCAGCGCCCCGACCGCCGCCTCCAGGCCCAGGACCTTGTCCGTCACCCTGTCCAGCGGCCCCGTGAAGCCGGTGATGGTGCCCCCGAAGGCTTCGAAGTCCCGGCCGATCGCGTCGACGGTCTTCCCGATGCGGTTGTCGCCTTCGAAGACGATTTCGATCGTTTTCTTCAGGTCCGCCATTTCACGCCACGCCTTCCCGGATCAATGCCGCTTCCGCCGCCCTGCGGAGCACGAGTCCCGGCAGTTTCCGTCCGCCGCCGTAAACCCATCTGTTCAACTCGTCGACGGCCTCCGGCCACTCCCGCCGTTCGATCCGCCGCCGCAGCGTCGACGCCTGGAATCTGCCGGCGCCGAGATTGAAGACGAAATCAGCGACCGCCCCCAGGATTCTTTCGTTCTGGACGGCCAGGACGGGGCAAATCCTGACGGCGGCATTCGTCGCAGTCGTCATGTCCTCTGTCAAGTACGCCTCGCCTTCTTCCCGCGAAACTGCCGGGCGATCCTTCCCGCATCGTCTTCCGTAGGCGATGGTCCAGTACCCGGCGGGGCAGAGATAGGGACGGGCGGAGAACCCCTCGAAGGTCCTGCCGAGCGATATCGCGCATGCGGGCGCCTTCATCACCTCACCCGATCGAAGACTCTCCCGAGGAACCAGAAATTGAGGATCGCCGCGCAGATCGCCTTTTCATCCGGCCCGAAGACCTTCAGGAGCGCGTCCGTCACGGGAATGCCCGCATCGATATAGAGATAGAACGTGGTGACGATAACGCCCGGATAGAGCAGGATGACCCATTGGCAGGTGATGATCGGCCGCATCATCGAGGAGAACGCGTCGACCCACTTGACCCCGCTCCGTTTCCCCTGCCCCGCGATCGCTTCCTTCAAGGCGTCGAGGGCACCAGTGTTCCAGTCGACCTGGCCTTTGGCCGCGATCTCGCCCTGCCGGTTCTCCCCGCGGAGCTTTTCGAATTCGTATGCCTTACCCTGCATGGCAAGTTCGTGGGCGCGTTCGTTCTTCCGATCCAACCATTTGAGGAGTTCCGGTGCGATCCGGAAAAGACCTCCCATCAAACCGCCGACAATGGTCTCCCACATGGCGAACCTCCGTTACTTCCGCCGATTCTTTTTTCGGGCTTTGCGTTTCTTCCGCTTCCGGTCCTGTTCTCTGATTGACACCAGTCCCGTCTTCATGCCCTTCACCCAGGATCCTTGGATCGAGATCTTCCATCACCGCAGGGAGTACCCATGGAGATCCGTGAGTTGTGCGCCCCCTCGAGGCGGTAGAAATCCTTGGAGAGCTGCTCGATCCAGGCGTAGAGCTTCGCCTGGTTCCGATCGATCTTGACGAGGGTCCGCAGGGCGAAGAATCCAACGATCGTGAAGAGGACGCCGATGAAGGAGCCCAGGAAGACGATCACCGTCGCGAGGAGATCGGCGACATCCTCCGCCGGTACCCGCGCCGGCAGCGCCGGACTCGCCTCGGCTATCGCCGCGATGCCTATGAGGACCAACAGGGCTGCGATGCTTGCCATCTTTTTCATTTTCCGGACCCCTTCCTGCCCATGGATTTGTAGTAGCGTTCCCAGAGCTCGATTTCCGCCTGCGTCAGATAGCCCTGCGGAAAAATGTCCGGCCTCACTTCGTAGAGGAAGCGCCCCCCGGCGCGGCAGAGGGCGAGACAGGCCCGGACTTCTCCGTCCCGCCAGAGGGCTGCGCTTTTCCCGGCAACTGGCCCCGCCCCGTGAGCTCCATGATCTTGTTCGTGAGCTGGAAGAACTCGATCGGGAAGGCTTCGCAGAGGCGCACTGCCAGATCCAGGCTGCAGGCCGGATCGACGCTGCCGATCGTCAGTTGCTCCAGGCGCTTGGCGATATCCTGGGGCGTCGTCCCGCCGATCCCGAGCAGCTCTTTCACGGCGTCGGCCTTCTCCTTGGCCGTCTCCGATGCGAGGCCCTCCAGGATGGCCGCGATGTTCCGGTTCTTCTCCGCCGCCTCATTCGCCCGGCCCAGCTCCTGGCCCGTAAGGCCCCGGACCTTCCAGACCGCCCGTTCGCCCTCCGGAAAGAAGACCTGCAGGTCCGGAACCGTTATCTCCTCCGTCCTCGGCGAGAACTTCGTCTTCAGGAATCTCTTCGAATCGAAGGCCATCTTTTCCTCCCTTATCCGACGATTTCTTCCGCCGCCTTCTCCGCCGAGATCGTGCAGGAGGCCGTGATCTGATCCCCCGCCGGGAACTGGCGCGAGATGCCGAGCTTCCCCTGAGTGAGGATGTACGGCAGGGAATTGAGGCGGTTCTGGAAGAACTTAAAGAAGAGCGTTTCGTTCTTGAGTCCCAGTATCCCGTCCGAGATGCCGTCCTGCAGATACGCCGTGAACGAGCCCTGGTTCAGGGACTCGCTGGAGCTGCCGAGCGTTGTGCCGTAGATCTGCTTCGAACTCACCGAATGGCTCGTTTCCGGAGGAACGAAATCGCTCGACAGGGGAACGTCCGTAAAGGCGGGCTCGTAGTACTGGGCGTAGACCGCCTTGGGCGCCGGCGATACCGGGGATTCCGCCGAATGGATGAGCGGCAGCGCCGCCGCGAAGACGATCCCCGCGTTTCCGATCACACCGCCGGAGACGTTGAACCGCTTCTCCTCCCAGGTGGGATAGTCGTACCGTTCGCAGTGGGTCCCCACCACGGCCTTGATCTCGTCCGCGGAAACCGGCGCCGGCGTCGCCGAGGAGAGCCATACCTGGCCGATCTCTATCGAATCCAGGGGGATGTAGGGAGGGCCGCCCGCCGCGCCCCGGGTATTCGAGAAGGACGTCCCATCCTCGCCCTTGACGACGACGATCGCCCCGGCGGCATTCACGGTGATCGAGGATTTGTTGTGCGTATTGAGCGGGGATCCGCCCGTGGGCCGTGTGACGGCCACGTCCGTATCGGCGCCCACGGCCGTCAGGACGCCGGCCAGGTAGCACGTCAGGGCGGCGACGTCGACGAGGTCGTTCCCGCCGCTTACGGCCGGAGAAATCGCGCCGCCCGTGGCAAGGCCATTGGGCCTGACCTCCGGCTCGTAGCCCGCCCGGTTCGACCAGAGCGGATCCTCGCTCCGGAAATCCTTGTGGTCGCCCTGGTCCGCAAGAGCCGCGAAGGGCACCAGGTCCTGACCGCTTTCGTATTGCACTTTGGCGTTGCTCGCATCCATGAGTCCTTACCTCCTTATTCCGATCTGCAGACGACGATATGCCGGCGCGGATGCTCCGGGCTTTTCACCGATTCCACCTTCGGCCAGAAACGCCGCAGCGTCTCCGCCCACCAGGCCGCATCTTTTTTGATGAGCGTCCGGTCGACCCCCAGCCGGATATCCGGCCAGTCGTAGACTTCGACGACGAGGTTCCTGCAGGTGCGCCTCATCCCGGCGAGGATCGCGTCGAGTTTCCCCGGATCCGCAAGCATGAGGACGTTGATGCAGATGCCCCAGTCGGATACCGGAAAATCCGCCGGCAGGCGTTCCAGAAGCGCGATCGCATAGGTGAGACGCTCGCCGAGAAGCGCCCGGGCCTCGTCCTCGAGGGCCTCCGCGGCGAAATCTACCATGTTCACCCGGGAGCAGAATTCGAGGAGGCCCTTCTCCGCCCGTCCCGTCCCGGATCCGTAGTCGTTGACCGTGCTGCCCGGCGGAATGACGCTGCGCAGGAAGGGGAGCAGCCGCTGGCAGGTCGATCCGTTGCGGTACTGGCCCCGTTTCCAGATCTCGTTATAGATTTCGGGCGTCGTCATTTTCGGATCCCCTCTATTTCATCCGCCTAGGATCCACTCGTCCGTGGGCCTGCCCAGGAACTCCGCCGTCCAGCCGGACATGGAATGCACGCGGTCCCCAAGCTCCGAGACCCGCGCTTCCCAACCTTTCCGGAAATTCTCGTAATCCCCGCCGGCCGCGTTTTTCCCGGTGAGAGGGCAGCCGCAGAGGACGATCCGGCGATATCCAAGCCGGATCGCGGCCAGGGCGCCCAGGAGCGACGAGGACCCCGAGGGCGGCCGGAACGGCTCGATAATGTCCACGCCGGGCCTTGCCTCCATGGAGATCGTCTTGTAGTCCAGGTTCCCGCCGATGGATTGCCTCCGTTCCCGGATCTTTCCGATCTCTGCGGGGTGGTACGTCGCGACGTACTTGATCGGCCATTCGTAGCGGTCGACGGCGTCGAGGCCCACGGCCAGAAAATCGAAGCCACGCAGACGCGGGACCGCGGCGATGTCGGCAAGGACGTTAGAGGCGGATCCCGTAATGAGAAGGACGTTCGCCGTTTCGTTCATGGACTGCATGGATCTCCTATGGCGGTCCAATAGGTGACCTGGAACCGCGCCATCGCGCCTGTCACCGTGCCTCCTTCCCGGGGCAATCTCGCGCCCCCGGCCTGGTAGAGGATCGATTCGATATAGGGCGGCAGTAATGGCGATCCCGCCGGCCGTGCCCTCTCCCATGCGGGCGAGGTGAAGCAGCGAACCAGATCGCCCAGGATGCGTTCCGATACGACCGAGGGATCATCGCCGCCGAAGATCGCGACGCCCTCGACGATCACGGGCATGCGGTGACGGCACTTCCCGTTTGCGTTTTCCGCCTCCTCGTCCTGGGGGATGACGTTCGCGCAGGGCAGCTCGTTGCTCCCGACATCGACGCAGCAGCGCAGGACTTCCATGCCGCAGTCCGTGGCGTAGAGTTCCGGGGACCCGCCGCTGCGGATAACCGCCGCCCGGACGAGAAGTTCCTTGACGATGAGCTCGCGGATCGTGTCTTCCATAATCAATAGCCCTTCATGATCGAATCCACTTCCCGCGCCATGTTCTTCGTCAGCCGCTCCGCCGCCAGGTTCTGGACCGTGCCCATGATCACGGGATCGTCGAATTTGTCCTGGACCCGCGGGCCGTAAAGGGCCTCGATGGGGAACCGGTACAGAAACTCCATCTTCGCGTAGGCCCGTCCCCTGACGAGCGGTTTCCGCGGACCCTTGTACTTGCGCCAGTAGACCTGCTCCTCCCGCTGCCCCTTTTTCGCCCTGGCGAGGAAGGCGTGCTCGATCACCGCCCGCGGATTCTTCTTCAGGACTTTGACGGAGACGCCGGTCTTCGTCTGCTTCGCCCCGAACCTGGCCAGGCGGATGAAGGTGCCCTGCGTCGAAACAACGCCGAAGGGATCCCGGAACAATGCCTTGCGGATCTTCCAGGACTCGCGGATCGCCGAGGCGGTAAGGGCGTAATGTTCCGAGAGGATTCTGACGCCGTCGGTCCGGACGCCCGGCAAGGTCGCGTTGATGGCCCTTGCCATGGCCTTATTCGTCTCGTCTTTCCCCAGGCGGTTCAGGAGCGCCTTCACCTCGGCGAGATCCCGCGAATCGATCCGGATCGCGTTGCTCACGGCTTCACCTCCGCCTTCACCGCCGCCTTGACATTGAACCCTTTGTTTTCGAGGATACGCGTGACCCTGTAACTGACGCCCGCCACCGTGAAGCCCTCGCCCCGGTAGGGCTGCCTGCCGATTTCCGCGAGATTCGCATCGATCACCGTTGTTTTTTCCCAGACCTGCGTCTCCATGTCCTCGACCTTGACGTCGACGTCGAAATCGATGAAGACGCGGCATGGAACCGGATCGCCTTCTGCCGGATGGAAGAACGCATCCTCGCCTTTCGATGCAAATAGGTCCGCAGTCATGTCGGCGATTTCGGATCGAATCCCCATCGGTTGTCCCTTGGACCTTTCAGTCGTCCCTTCATTCGCCCGGCGCCGTTCGTCCCGGGGCACCGGGCATCCCGTTTCGGAAATGCGGCCCTCCCCTTCCCGGTTACAGGGCCGCCCGGAGTACCGCGTACTGGATCTTGTCGCCGGCAGTGAAGACACCGTCGGCCGTGACCGTGATCCCCGCCGGGGACGCCGAGGCGACCGCCGAGACGATATGGACCTTCGGGCTCCCGCCGTTCACGGCCATGCTCGCCAGGACGATGTCCGAATCGAGGCAGCCCGTGACAGGGATGAACTCGTCCGTGTCCAGGGGGCTGTCGGACACGGTATGGACGCCCGCCGCCCTCACGGGATCGGCCTCCTGGACGATCTTGACCTCGATCGTCGCCGTCAGGCCCTCTGCGATCGCTTCCTGAGCGATGCCGAATAGCTTCCCGGACCGCTTCTTGCTCAGCCAAGGCGAAGCGACGCCGCCGTAATAGAGCCGGTCCCCGACGGAAACGGCGTTGTTTCCCGCATCGTCCGCGGCCTGGACGGAGAGATCGAAGACGCCCTCGGTCTCGACGGTCGCCTTCCCGTCCGCCGCATCGTAATCCGTCAGGGCGACGCCGTGGTTTCCGTTCCCGGAGAAGACCGGATCGTTGGCCTTCACCGTCGAGGCCACCGCCAGACGGAGAATCTTCCCATCCTGAATCCTGTTCGTAGCCATGATTTTCCTCCTTGCTCTCTTCGCAGGGCGGGAGTGAACTCCCGCCCGGATCCGTCGTCAGTTCAGGAGCGCCGCTATTACTGACCCTCGTTCCGGTAGAGGCCCCGATAGTCCGTCGCGTAGGCGCCGACGTCGATTGAGACCGCATATTCGAAGCCCTCGATCGTGAAGCCCGGCTGCTGCACTTCCATGAGGGGCGCCTGCACCCCGTTCAGGAAGACGACCTTCACGGTCTTCCCCTTCGGCCCTGCCGCGTACCAGGCCGTCAGGGAATCGTCGTCGAGACGGGGCTCGTAGACGCGTGTGAAATAGCTGCCGCTGTAGGGATTGACCCGGGTCGTCGCCGAGGCCGAATCCGGCGTCGCCGCGATCGCCTGATCGGCGAACTTCTCGGAACGGAAGAAGACCTCGGAAACGCCCTCGAGGGACTTCGGTGCGATGAAGAATTTCGCCGGGATGTTCAGGCGCCTTTTCCCGCCAATGTCCTTGTGCGTGCCCATCGCCCGGATCGCCTCGCCGATGTTCGTCACGCCGGGCGCCGCCCGGAAGCCGGAGATCGCATCGTTGGCGTGATGCGTGGCGTCGAAGATCGCGTATCCGTCGCCCATGTTGCCGTTCGCGATGATCACGGCATAAACGACGTCGCCAATCTTCCGGTCCGCCGCCTCGGCGCGTTTGGCAGGCATTTCCGTCAGGGCCGAGAGGTCGTCGTTGATGATCATCACGCGGGTCACCTTGAACTTCTTCGCGTAGGTGGCCGCCTTGTAGGTCTCGGGCGCCTTCTCGGTGAACTTGCCCTCCTTGATCTCGCCGGAATTTGGAACCTCCTCGAGATCGTCGTGCTCGCTCAGGGCATTGTCGTAGTAGGTCTTGAAGTCCGAAACGGATCCCGTCCCCGTCCAGGCCCGCCAGGTCTCCGTCGACGTGTCCCAGGCCTGCTGCATGGACTTCGTCGCGAGGTTCGCCAAGATGTTCGGGAAGTCCGAGCTCGTCATCGCCCGGCCCACCATCTCTTTGACGGTGCCGAAATGCCTGACGCCGGCGATTCTGAGGCACTCGCGGGCCAGCTCAACAAGCGTGTAGCCGCGCAGTTCCTCGGCGCCAGGCGCCGGCGTCTTCACCGCGATGCCTGCCCGGAGCAGCAGCGCGTCATCCGCCGCCGCCCGGAACTTGTCCTTTTCCTCCGCGCCCATCCGGATCCCGGAAAAGCCGGGATTATCCTTCTGGGACCGTTCCTTGAGCTTGTCCAGAACGGCCCTCTGGGCCTCCTCTACCGTCGGGGGAGTCTTCCCCGGCTCGCCCACGATGAGCTGCCTTGCCATGTCCTGGCAGTCATACCGGGTGAGCAGCGCGTCGATCTCCCGGATGCGGTCGCGTTCCGCGCCCGTCGCCTCGGTCCGGATCTTGTCCAGGTCCGCCGGATCCGCCCCTTCGGCTGCCGCGGGCTCCGTCCGGCTCAGGAAGGCCTCCGCCTCCTCGTCCGTCGCCGTTTTCGGCAGGCCGTGCCTCTCCAAAAATGCCCTCAATTTCGGATCGATCTTCATTTTCCCTTCCTCCTCCTCTGGATTGTGTTCGTTATCGACCTGCGCCCGCGCCTTCGCGTCGACATCCGCGCCGATGGGCACCGCCGAAAGCTCCCGCGGTGTCCATTTCGTGACGACCTGCACTGGTCCCGTAAAGAGTCGCTCCTGGACTGTGGCCGTCTGTCCGGCGGGGACCCACACGGCCTCCTCGACGACGTAGCCGAGCGAAAAGTCCGTCAGATGGCCCTCCCTGGCCTTGATGGCCGGGGATTCTGCCTCCGGCGCCGAAGAAAAATGCGCCCGGCCAACCATACGGTCCTCCCGGACAGTCATGCTTCGCGCCGAGCCGATCACGTCCGCCGTCTCGTACCGGCTGTGGGCATCCAGCATCACGATCTGCCCCAATGCCGGGATCCGCGCCCCGGACATGAGCAGCACCTCCTCGATGATCCCCCGGTCCCAGTCGCGGACCGTCACGGGGTTCTCCGTGGCCATGACCACCTCCACGGACCGCGTCGCCTCGTCCCAGGTCGAGGGTCCTTCCGCGCGGATGGTCAGGGCCGCGCCGCGGTAGTTCATCGCCTGGGCAGTGGAAATCTGTTTCCTTTTCGTCGGCATAGATCACTCCTCTTCCATGACGGCCGCCGGATTGCTCTTCTCCGGCATGTTCGCCCGCTCGAAGACGAGCCCCTTTTCCCTGGCGAGATCCTGGGCAGACTTGATCTCGTTATAAATGTCCTCCAAGTCCCGGCCCCGTTCACGCGCCACTTCCTGCGGCGATTTCAGGCCATACTCAATCGCCTCGATCTGGCTTTTGGCCTCGCGCAGCGGATCCACCGCCTCCATACCCGGCGGCTGCCACTCGCTCTCCTCGTACCGGCGCCGGTTCCGCCAGTAACCCGGGAGCGACAATTTTCCCGAAAGCACCGCCGCCTCGATCGCCTTCCGGATCGTGGGAAGGCCGAACTGGCGGATATGACGGACGGCGATCGGCCGCAGCTGCTGGGAGAAGTCGTTTCGAACGATCCGGGCGGTGGAGAAATTGAGGCCCTGGTAGTCTCCGGAAATGAGCTCGTAGGGAGCGCCCGTTGCGACGGAAAGCATGGTCAGAATGAGGCGGACGAAGGGTGTGAACGTCTGGCCGGGGCGGTTATGCTGGGCGAAGTTGATCTTCTCGCCGGGACGGAGGTATTCGATGATGGCATTCTCGAGTACTTCGATCTTTTTTGGATTGTCCTTGTCGTTTTTGTCGTTGCTGGCGAGCACTCCCTGACGCAGCATCGGGTCAGGCGTCTCCACCAGGGCGAGGTATTTAGCCGCCATATTGGCGCCGTCGATCTCGGCGTTGATGTACTCATGCAAGTCGTGGGCAAGCAGGATCCCCGGGACGAAGGGCGAGACGCCGCGGAGCTGCTGGGGGCGGCGCGTCTCGAAGCCGTGATGGACGCGGTCCGCTGGAATATAGACTTCCTTGCCGCCGTAATACGGGTCTCGGAACCAGTAGCCCGTGACGCGGCCCGTGAGCTTCTCGTATTCGACGCCCTGGCGGGTTTCCCTTTCGCCGGATTCCGCCGAGATGCCGATGCCACCGGCGCCGTAATTGTCATGAGTCCCGGAAAGCCAATCCACCTCGTAGATTTGCAGGGCATAGGGCAGATGGCGGTTCGGGTCCTTCGAAAACGTGTCGACGAGGAGAAATTCGCCAGATTCCAGGTCCTGAAGCTTCGCCAAGCGCATGAGCTCGCAGTAGTGGAGCTTCCCCGAGATGTCTGCCTCGTCCATCCACCATTTCACGGCGTCCTCGATCTTCTGGGCAGTCTTGCGGTCCGGATTGCCTTCGTCGTCCTTGACTTTCGATTGGAAGAGAATCCCGGGGCCTATGCTGTAGTCCACGATGATGTTCGCCGCCCTGGCCAGGTGGGGAAAATCCCTCATGAGCTGGCGGATCCGGGCGCGAAGAAACGGAGAAGATGCGCCGATGATGTCGTTGACGCTCTGATTCGTGATCGTCCACGCCCCGGTCAGGCGGGTCGTCTTAGCGGCGGTGTACATCTCCGTCCGCTCGGAAAGGCGGTCGCGGTGCATGCGGCGAATCAGGGCGCTCCGCGGCGCGAAGATCGCGATGACGCGATCGATGGCATTCGAGATCAGGCTTTCGGCTCTCGTCATCGCCCGCGGCCTCCCTGCCCAGCGTAGGTCCTGGGGCTGAACGTTCTTGCCGCGGCGGCAACTTCGATCCTCACTTGATCGATCAACGCTTGGAGTTTTGGAATGTCAGCGTTTGCGTAGGTGACGGATTTGTCGCCTTGAGTGACGCTGACCATCCGGGCGCCAGCGACGAGCCGTCTCATCGCGTCCTCGAATGCTGCGAGATCTGTGGCGGCGTAAGCCATGACTTGCTCCCCATATCGTTTGTGCCGGCGGCGAAATGAAGATCTCGTCACCAGGCGGCGATCGATCACACCTCTTTTCGAGGATCGTCTTAGGCCGCTGGACGGCCTATCGCCGTACAACTTTGTGGGCAGTATAAGGGGTGGGTTTTCGGCAAAATGGACAAACTGGGGTCAAACTGGGGATAGACAGGGGTTAGACGGGACATTCGCGGGGTATCGACGGGGTATCAAAATGGATTGACAGGATTTTGAAGGACACTTATCAAAAACGTTGCAGTGAACCGCCCGGTGCGCACCCGCTATCTTGCGAAGGATAGAATCCTTTCAATTCTCTTTATTACAATAGGGCGGACCGATCTTCTTTTATCCAAAGATCCACAGTCTGCATATTGTTCATAGAAGGGCAACATACCTTTTGAATCATTTCGATGAAAAGCTAACCTGTGCCACGCTCTTTTCAACCTGACGCGTTCCACCCATGACAGATATGGCATAAAACATCGGACAGCCGATTCGTGCTTTCTGTAAGTCTCCATTGTCAAAATGCTTCGGCAATCATCGCTACTTTCATGCAAAGCATTTAGGGCAGGAGTGAACGCGGCAATTACATCATTTCCTTTTTCAAGGCGTTCTTTCTTCCTGTCTCTTGTATTTGCCAACAGATGATTCAAAAGTATTCCAATTAACGCCAAGAGAACAGTGTAAAGCGAAACCTGGCCTATCATAACAGGTCCCTTCCACATATGATCTGATTTTGGTGAATTGTGAATTGCTTACCTACAAGCTCGCCGGTGGCAATGAAGCGCAGCGGGATTGCCGTCCGGGTACAGCGCGTTGTTCGCCGTTCCTAATCAATAGAAAATGGCGTCCAAAAAAGCTGCTCGCCGCTCCCAAATACCCCCTTGCGCCTTGACGGTTGGTTTTGTTGAGTTGAACCATGGAGACGAGTGGACCAGCCTAATCAATTGTATGTATCCTTCTGAGACGTCAAATCGATTCTGCGGAACTGATAGCGTTTTAGACAAATTCTGCCTCACAGAAATTGCCGCAACCGTGCAATACCGATCAGGCCGCACGATGCAGAGCAACCGACTCCAAACCTTCATGGTTGGCCCCAGGGCAATCAGACTATCAAGATGTGACTTTAATTGAGACCACGGAATTGGAGGGTCAAGTTGAGCTATAGCATTTATTGCCGCGACAATGACTCTCTTCTGCATGGAAGTTCCATTTGCCAAGAGACTCCTGAATTGCCCTGATGCACCAACATGCCCAAGCCAACCAAATTGTTTAATACCAGCCATAACGCGGCGTTTCTCAATATCATCAAAATATTTTGTTGTCCAAGGGATGGGAAGCTCTCTGGCAGCAGCATCGAGTACATCATGGTAGCCTTGACCATTCCTTTCGTGTCGCTTCAATCCCTCAAGCACTTTTCGGTAGTAAATATCCCAGTGCGCATGCTGAAGCCAGCTTGCAGTAGAAAACTCTTCTTCCGCTGTGGGTGGTGTGCGTAGCCCCTGTTTTCGCAGCTTGTGAGCGGCGGCTTTGTAACGCTTACGATAACCATTGAGCCAACGTCTTGTGGGTTTGAAAGAGAACTTTTGACTTTGCCACTCTGCAATGGTCGCTTCCAGCAGAGATATATCCATCGGAGTTTTAGAGGACTCAACTCCCTCAATCAAACAGTTGGTTTCATAATTCACATAGAAGCCGCTATAAGTCAGATTCGAACTGCCCACGAAAAGAGCATACCGTTTTTGGTCACGAAACAGGTAAATTTTGGGGTGAAATAACTCCGCATCATCCCTGAAAACTCGAAGATCAGCACCGATGTCGAGGAACCATTCAATTGCATCCGGATGTGTGTGGTTGAAGGCAATACCCACTAATGCCTTCACATTTCCACTAAAATTATCTAGGAGTCTGTATGGAAGTATCTGATTTGGATTTCCACACCATGCCACAGCGATTTTTAGGTCATTGTATTCTCTGCAGCATCGGGCGAATTCAGCCGCAAATTTTCCTGAATCAATCACGTATGATTTGCGCATCTCATTCCTTTTTCGGCGAGGGTACCGAGCAACAAGCTAGTTTTGAAGCGACCAGCCGGAATAGCTGGTCCTGTTCACCCGATCATTGCCAATTTTATTGGTTCCTTGCAGTGCTAATCTGACCCTTCCACCTGACGAAGCACCTAACTCCTGGCCATCATCATCTCATAATGAGCGGAATGCTTCGACTTCTCGAAAATTTTCTTGAAGACTTGAAGATACGTCTCGACCACATTATCGTCTATTGACAGGTAGATATCATCAAGCGCGTAATGCGACCCTTCATGAACCCACGAAAATAGAGACTTACAGATCAATTTCTCCTTTCCCTCGAACATTCCGCAAATCTTATCAGGATCAACACCGCCCAGGATCTTGAAATAGTTTTCAAGAATTCTCCTGAGAGTGTTCTGGATTGTCAGATTTGACCGATCTGGGTTTCTTACTTCAGCCCATAGCAGCTCGTAAGAAGTCCTGATCGGGTTGCAGTTATGTTTCTGTATCTTGGATATCGGTCCCGATTTTCGAACAACCCAAAAGGTCTCCTCATTCATGACGCCGCCAGTGCGTCTGGGGTTGAAGGTGACCTCCTTGTGAAAGTAGACGTTGTGAGTCAGAACGAACACCTGCTTAACATGACTCCTTCCTGCTCGAACCTCCTCAAACAGGCATTTAATTAAACTGCTTACGATAAATAGGATGTCGCTGTCGAGACTAGAAACAGGATCGTCAATGACAACAATACGGTCTCTAGTCATTCCACTCTCTGAGTCACT